CGGCAGCTTACAGGAAGGCCGTGAAGAAGGTCAGGGCCGAAGGTGTCCAATGGGTAGCACCAATGTTCAGAAAGTCAGGCTGAAGCTGTCGCAATGGCAGCGCAAGTTCGTCCTTGACGAGTTCGACGCCCCGCTGCGCATAGCAGTTACTGGAATCGGCGCGGGGAAATCCAGGGCCCTTGCCATATGGATTGTGATGCAGTGCATACGCAAGCCCGGCCTGCGCGGAATTGTAATCGCCCAGATTTACAAGACGCTTTCCAGGGTGCTCGTACGCGAGATACAGGTAGTATGCTCCCTGCTCGGCGTAGAATATTCCTACAACAAGTCCTCGATGGAGATGACGTTCCCCAACGGCAGCGTACTGTTCTTCTATTCGGGCGATAATGCGACAGGGATTCTGGGCCTTTCCGAGATAGATTTGCTCGCGCTCGACGAAAGCGCCTATATCGCCCGCGACGTGTACGACTTCGCCCGTGACCGTATGCGTGGCGGCAAGTACGAGCCGATGGTGCGCCTCATTTCGTCGCCGGTGAACGACGTTGTCGAGAACTGGTTCAGGGACGTATGTGACAGGCATCCGGAGTGCGTGGTTACGGCCACGACGTTCGACAACCCGTTCGTAAGCAAGCAGTTCCTGGAGGAGCTCAAGGACCGCTACGTAGAGGGAACCAACCTGTTCAAGCAGCAGGTGCTCGGAATGTTCATGGACACCGATGTCGCCAGCCAACTGCTGAAGAGGGCCGACTTCGTGAAGGAGCGGGGAGTGAAAGTGGCCGCCGGTTACTGGATGGGCGCCGACTTCTCCGGTGGCGTCGGGTGCGACGCGGATACCGTGGCCATAATCGACGACGCAGGAGTGGTGGAAATACAGGAAGACAACGAGCTGAACACGTTGCAGAAGGTGGCCGTTATAACGCTCGAGTGGGACAAGTATTCCCCGTCGGGGAACTACGTGGACAATACCGGAGGTTTCGGGATGGGCTCGATAGACCTTGCTGCCGAGAAGGGCATAAAGCTGAACGGCGCCAACTTCTCGGAGAAGCCCTTCGACGAGAAGAATTACCCGAACCTGCGTACCGAGGCCTACTGTGAACTGGCACGGGATATACGAGCGGGATTCTGGGTACCGCCGGAAGTGCAGAAGGAACTGCTGGCCCATCAGGTTACCGTCGATAACCGGGGCAGGGTTTCCCTTGTTCCAAAAGACATGGTGAAGAAGATTCTGGGCCACTCGCCTGACAAGAGCGATTCAGTGGCCTTGGCAAATTACGCAAGGAACCACGGAGGAGCCACCAAGGTCGGCGGCTATAGCCGCGACAAGGCCGAAGAGGTCCAGAACCGCTACCTGGCGATGCTGGGGTGACCTACCTATTGAGTCGAAACGTAACGTTACGCGCTTGATAGGAAGGCCCGGATGGAAGTTAGAGAAATTATCAAGGAAGCGCTGAACAGGGCGAACATCGTGCCCCGCAGGCAACCGTGCCCGTTCGACAAGCAGGAAACGGGCCTGAAGCTGCTGAAGGGTATCGCCGCCAAGTTCAACAACGACAACTACCTCGCATTCACGCAGTGCAGCCTTCGCCTTCCGGCGGAGCGCTATATCCATATATACGACGAGGTCGACACGCAGAAGGGCGACTGGAACTTCTATTTCGACAACGCGGCGGACATGGAGGCCAACCCGCCCGACATGGAGGCCGTGGAGAACCATGCCTGGGCCATCTGCAAGGACAACCTCGACAGAATTTACTACGCCCATAAGAACGACGACGACGAGTTCGAGTGGGACCCGTTCACCAACAACTACGAATACGACCAGCGCTACCAGCAGATGAGGCGATACGCGCAGTCCTTCCATATCCACGTCGAGGGGGTGGCCAAGCTCAACACGCTCAACGTCGACCGTGGCAGTCAGTACGGCATGTACCAGATTAACTTCCTTCCGCGTTCCCAGTTCGACTCGTACATCAACAACGACCTGTTCTGGACCTGGACCGAGGGCGCCGAGGGAGAATGGATGATTGAGGTGAAGCCGTACGTGTCAAGCTGCGCGGTGCACCTCAAGCTCGACTACAACAGGGCCCTGCGCTTCGACATCGACACCGACCTGAGGATTCCGGACGCCTACGTGGAGCTGCTGACGGTGGCCCTCACGCACAAGCTCGCGGTCAAGTTCCCGAGGGTGGACGACGCACAGATGCAGAGGCTCGAGAATGCCGTTACCGACATGCTGGCAAACGTAAGGACACCCAAGGCCGACGCCCGGCAGGTACTCCGTGACGACCACGACAGCGACCCGTTCCTGACGGCTACCGACCTTATGCGCGGGAGGATTTTCTACTGATGGCTTCCCGTTGTCTACTCGTGCAGAATATTGCAGGGTCGCTTTCCCGCAGCAACATCGTCAAGGTGGGCCTTGGCGACAGCCTCAACATGTACCCCGAAACTACCGACCCGACGGAGCACAGCACGCAGCTGCTGATGCGTTCCATAGACGGTGCCGAGCGTTTTGTGGAGGGCGACCTGGACGGGCGGTGCCGGGGAATGTACCGGGTATCCCGGGGAATCGACCAGCTGCCCGCGCTGTACGCGGTGTACGGCAACAAGCTGTACCTGATAACCGACGACGGGGTCGCGCACGACATAGCGACAATCTATTCCAACAACACGGAAGTCCGCATGACGGAAACCGGCGGTTACGGCGACGCGCATCCGCACTTGTTACTGGTGGACGGGTTCAACTGCTATGCAGTCGACGTCACCGTTCCCATCGCCACGCAGAGGCAGGACTTCCGCGTGATTGAGTTGCCGGTGAAGACCAACGACAGCGCAAGGCGCATCAAGCCCACCCACGTGGCCTACGCCTACGGTTACGCGCTCATTAACGATTCGGAAACGGATGCTGCATACGTTTCCTACCAGTACCCGTTCGAGGTTACTGACGAAAGCAACGAGATTGACTACGACATCTGGCGCCTTTCCAGTACGAACAACATTGGGTACATAATGTATTCCGAATGGAGTACGGATATCACGTCTGCCTTGATAAGCAACCAGAGCAAGGTCTACACCTTCGGCCCGCGCTCCTGGCAGGCATGGAGCTTCAATGATGACCGCCTAAACCCCTTCAGTAGTCCCGACAATGCCGCGGGCAACGTGGGCCTGAAGGCCGTCAATTCACTCGCCCAGCTCGGTACGACGACGATATGGCTAGGCTCTTCCGACATAGGCGAGAACGCCGTGTTCATGCTTAGCGATACGACGCTGACGAGGGTTTCCACGGGCGACCTGGAACGTGAACTGTCGCAGGTGAAGAATCCCGAGAACGGGTACGCGAGCATCTTCCAGGAACACAGGCACACGTTCTATGCGCTTACATTCGAGGACTCGAAGATAACCTACGTCTACGACGTGGGCGAGAACAAGTGGCACAGGCGTGCAAGCTACGACGTGACGAACAACCTGACCTTCTGGCGCTACAGCCATGCCACGTTCGCGTACAACCGGACGATGGTGGCGGCCGACAACGCGCTGTGCTTCCTCGACGAGAACAAGTACGACGAGCACGACGGGCGCAAGATTCTGAAGCTGCGCAGGGGCGGGGTCATGACCAGCAACGACCAGCCGTTCTATATCGACTCGGCTGAAATCGTATGCAACAACGGCCAGCACTCGACCCGCTTCGCCTCGCTCGTGAACGGCGCCATGGAGCAGCCGGATGACGACGTGAACCCGAGAATCAGCATCCGCTATTCATGGGACGGCGCCACGTTCAGCGACTACGAGGACTACTATCTGGGCAAAATCGGCGCCTACGAATGGCAGACGGTCGCATGGCACCTCGGCATGGGGCGTTACTTCACGCTGGAAATTTCCACCTCGGAGAAGGTCCCGTTCGCAATCGAGAACCTGAAGGTCGCATGGTCGCCATGCGCGACGTTCGCATAGCAAGGAGGGAGCATGGCCACGGCACAGGTAAAGATTGTACGGTACAGCGAGGAGAACCCCAACGGCGAGGCCCTGAAGGGCAAGTGGGGCCAGCTCGGCGATTCCTGGGGCGTAATAACCGTCGTGAAGAACCTGCTCATCGTTGTCGCGTTCAAGGGCGCCACGGTGGATACCGAACTGCCGGAAGTGTACGACGGATTCTTAATTTGCTCCGACGGCACTACGGTACCGGTGAACGACTCGAAACTGAACTTGGCCCTGGCCCCGGAAATATCGGCGCAGGGCGTACTGAAATTACGGAGGGACAACTAATGCCTATTCCAGCAATAATCGGCGGCGCTGTTGCTCTCGGCACTCTGGCCGGCAACATGTATTCCGCCAGCCAGGACAGGAAGTCGCGCCGGGAGGGCCGGAAGGAGCTCAAGAAGCTGCGCGGCCAGTCCGAGAACGACTACGACAGCATTCTCGGCGACATCAATTCGTACTACACGAA